TGGAGATGCGATTATGAATAATATGATCGCTGTTGACGATCCTCTTAAAGAAAAAGCTCACCCTATTTTTGGTGATGTAAAGATTAGAAGTGATGTAGAGGGGTCTGGTATATTTGAGGCATCACGTATACGGAAGGGTAAATCTGTAGAAGGAGCACATAGAGGTATAGATATTTCAGTTCCATTCGGAGGTCAAGTTAGTTCACCTTTTGCTGGTACTGTTACAAAGATTGGTACGTGGTATAAAGGAGATAGTGAAACAAAATATGTACAAGTTTCAACTGGTAATCATGTTATGAGATTTGCGTATGTAGACCCCTCAGTTAAAGAGGGGGATGTAATTAAAGCTGGAGATATTCTTGGCGTAATGAGAAGACCTACGTCAAAAGCTGCTGGTTGGGATGCTGGTATATCAGATCATGTACATATTGAAGCTGTCAAAGGTAATGAGTGGAAAAGTAAGGATAGATTTGACCCATCTGAATTATTAGGAGTAGTAAAATAATGCCAAGAAAAAGTAATAAAAAGAAGGCTGAGGCAGTTAGAGAGTTATGGAATAAGGCATCTACAGGCGAGAGAAGTAGATGGCGTAGTATAAATCAGCGTGGTTATGATTTTTATCTAAATGATCAGTTAACGTCTAGAGAGCGTGACGATTTACAAGAAGCTGGTATGCCTGATTTTATTATTAATAGAATCACACCAGCTATAGAGATAATGAAGTTTTTTGTTACTGCTAATAATCCTCGGTGGCAGGCTGTTGGAAGTGAGGGTTCTGATGTAGATATTGCAGCTGTTCATGCTGATGTAGCTTCATATTGTTGGTATATATCAAATGGTAAGTCATTGTTTTCACAAGTAGTTCAAGATGCATTTACAAAAGGTATCGGATATATGATGGTTGATGTAGATGCTGATAAAGACAGGGGAATGGGCGAAGTAGTATTTAAAAGAATAGAGCCATTTGATGTTTATGTAGACCCAATGAGTCGTGACTTTTTATTTAGAGATGCTTCTTATATAATGGTTAAAAAGGATTTACCTAAGCATCATCTTTCTAGTATACTCCCTGAATATAAAAAGAAAATAAGAAGTGCTAGCGGTACTGTAAATACAGTTGGTTCATACACTGAAAGAGATATTGTTGAATCTGATAGTATACAAGCAGACGATGTTCTTTCAGTTGCATATAAGCCAACAGGTGAAGATGATGATATGATTGATTTTTACGAGATGTACTCTAAAGAAAAATTACCATATTATAATTTATTTATTAAAGTTCCTCCATCACCAGAAGAGATGGAAATGATAAATGGTAAAGTACAGGAAAGAATGGATACGATATCTAAAGAGATGATGGTGGCAGCTGAGGAGAAAGAATTATCCATTACTATGGCTTTACAGCGTGGTGAAATTATTGAATCAAGAGCGCAATTAGAAATTGAGAAACTTGCAAAAGAAACACAGTCAGCTATTGAATCAGAAAGAGCTGCTATCGAAGCTCAGGTTACAGAAGAAGTTTCCAAAGTAGAAAATAGAGTAGTAAGTGAAGATGAATATAAATTACTTATTAAGAATAAAGAGTTTTTAAGTACTCTTGTTGATTTTGTTCAGTATTATGATACTAGAGTAAAAGTTACTTGTGTTGCTGGTGATGTTTTGTTATATGAATATTATTTATCTAATACTGAGTATCCTATAATACCATTTCCGTATACATACACAGGGACTCCATATCCAATGAGTGCGGTTACTCCTCTTGTAGGTAAGCAACAAGAAATTAATAAATCTCATCAGATTATGCTACATAATGCTAATTTAAGTTCTAACTTAAGGTGGTTATATGAAGAAGGCTCTGTACCTGAAGAGGAATGGGAAAAGTATTCTTCAGCTCCAGGGGCTTTATTAAAATACAGGCCAGGGTTTACACCTCCAGTACCTGTACAACCGTTAGGTCTTAATCAAGCATTTTTTACTATTACACAGCAGGGTAAACAAGATATTGAATATATTTCAGGTGTTCCTGGTACATTACAAGGAGTAGAATCTGAGAAGACTGAAACTTATCGAGGAATGCTTGCTATGGATGAGTATGGTACTCGTAGAATTAAAGCTTGGATGCAGACTATAATGGAACCAGCTTTAGAACATTTAGGTAAAGTATTTACAGAAACAGCTCAAAGTACATATACAGTTCATAAAGTATTTAGAATAGTGCAACCTGAGGCTGGTGGATTTGAAGATAGGTCAGTTGAGATTAATGTACCAGTTTATAATGATTTTGGTAATGTTGTAAGTAGATGGAATGATTATGCATCCAGTAAGTTTGATGTAAGATATGTAGGTGGTTCTACTATGCCTATTAATAGGTGGGCATTAATGGAAGAGTATTTTAGATGGTTCCAGTCTGGATTGATTGACGATATAGCAATGTTGGCAGAAACTGATATTAGAAATAAAGAACAGATTATAAAAAGAAAAAGTATATATGCTCAGTTGAAACAGCAAGTGGAACAGTTGGCTGAACAGTTGAAAGATAGAGATGGAACTATTGATACTTTATCAAGACAAGTTGTACAAGCTGGTATTAAAGATAAGATAGGTACTGCGGGTAATGAAGTACGGAAAGATGTATTAGAGACTGAAGCACAACAAAAGTTTTTACGATCTTTAGTTAAAGAAGAGAGTAAAAGAAGTAGAGAAAAACCTGTTGAAAGATAAGAATAAAACGCAGTAAATTAATGGAGGTATATTATGGCACTGCACAATGAGCAAAACGACAACCTATTCGAAGGTGATGATTCACTGGACAGTGGCCTCGGGACTCAAGACTCTGATAACTTTTTTGAAGAGCTAGATAAACAGGTGAATAGTGTCGTACTTGAAAAAGAAGCTGGGGAGCCCGCCCAGCGAAACATCGCAACGGCTGAAAACAGCCCCCGAGAAGAAAGAATGCAAGAACAGCAAGAACGAGGGCATGATTACGAGAAGAGGTACGCAGATTCAAGTAGAGAAGCTAAGAAGTTGAAAGGTAGGCTGAACCAACTTGAACCTTACGCACCTATTTTGGATGATATGAGAGAAGACCCTAATTTAATATCACATATTAAGGGATATTATGAGGGTGGTGGTTCAACACCAGGAAATCTCAAGGAACAATTAGGATTAGGCGAAGAGTTCGTCTTTGACTATGATGAAGCTATTGATGATCCATCTTCCGATTCAAGCAAACTATTGAACGCTACTATTGATGGAGTTGTTCAAAAAAGGCTTGGAGAGTTCGCTAGTCAATCAAAAGAAGAAAACCAACGTGTAACAGCGGAACAGAGTTTTCGTGCTAAGCATAGTATGAGTGATGATGATTTTAAAGAAGTTGTGGATTTTGCACAATCTCGACCTCTCACTTATGATGATGTTTACTTTTTGATGAATAGAGGCAAAAAAGAGGATAAAATAGCTCAGAATACTAAAGGTGAGATGATGCAGCAAATGAAGAAAGTTCGTGAAAAACCTTCTTCAGCAGCGGCAACAGGCTCAGGTGATAGTGGTTCCGAAAGGTCGAGTGACGATGTGGTGTTTGAAACTCTTCTTGGATTTGATTCTGAATTAGAAAAAGCTTTTAGTATTCACTAAAAGCGTAAACGTTTAACTTAAAGGTAATAAAATGGCTGATGTATTTAGTTTAGGTACTGTTTCAGATGTGGCAACATGGTCTGATGGTACTTCAAAAGATACTGGTGATCTTAGACGAAGATACAATTTTGGGGATAGAGTTTCTGAGTTAGCAATTTCTCAAGACCCTTTCTTTAGATTTGTATCTAAGGTTGCCAAAAAGCCAACGGATGACCCTGAATTTAAATTCACTGAACGCCGTCCTTCATACTGGATGGATTGAAAATGACAACACACAAGTTGTTGGTGGCACAAACGGAGATGCTGATTTAGTAGCATACAACGATGGAGCTGCCCCAACTTCAATGTCTACTGGCGATACTGTCAAGTTATATATGGCTACAGATTATAAATCTTCTGGAAATCTTCAGAATGTTTATGGTCAATCAACTAATGCAATCGCAGTTGGAGCTTCTGGAACAAGACCTACTTTTTTCCTTCCGGGGCAATTAGTAAAAGTTCCTTTATCAACAACTGATGGTGGTGGCTCTGTAGCTGACCACTTGATTGCTAAGATTGATGCAGTTACAGATAGTTTAACTAAG